ACTTATTAATGATTCTATTTGCCCATGTGACTAGCTCTTCTTTTCCTCCGCCAAGATAGAAGTTAGTGTCTAGGTTTAATGCGTGTGTGCCATGCTTGTTAATAGAAGCTTGGTCTCTATATGGACCTTCCGCCTCAGTCTTAACTTCAGTGACAGTAGTCCATGTTCCATAGTCATCGCCAATTTGCTCCTGGTCATATGAGGTTGTTGTGTAGCCCCATGTATTACCAACCTGGACCTCATTAATAATTGATGAGGTATTGTAGTCTACGGCTATATTCTTAAATCCATAATTAACTGCTTCTGGATCAATATTGCTAAATGCCATTGATGGCTCATTATCTGGAATCTCTTCAGATGCGTAGCAGTTTAATTCATTGCCCTTATCAAAGTAAATGAATCCACCCTCTGTATTTGAGGCAAGTGTCAATGCCTCCCAAATGGTCCTGTTGTCGTCCCAGAAGCCATGAGTTGTCGCCCCACCATAGATGTTACGGATGAGCTGTTTAGGGCCTGCAGAGGTCGTTCTACCGCCGTTAGAGAGTATCTCATTGATACGCTCAGACCAGGTATGTGTTGCTGAGGTAGAAATGCCTGATAGTTTAGTCATTGTTCCTTGCAAATCGCTGATAGGATCCATAACATCAAAACTAATTAAAGGCTTCTCTTGGTCTGATCTGTAGTCAATAAAGATATTGTCTACACGACCTTGGAATATTGTGACTGGACTCTCACCCTTAAGTATAAGTCTAATCTTTGATTTAGGCTGTAGGTATCTATTTATTACAGGATCTAATTGCTGATTAGTTGAGATGACATGCAGAGAGCCAACATTTACTACTGGCAAGGCATATGCTCCAGTGTATGAGTCTACGCCTCTACGAAGGCTGAGTGATAGCACTCCATGTAATATAGACTGCCATTCATATTGTGTGTCATCATTTAGGTCAGCATCAGATGCTAGGTAGGCTTCACCAATTCGGTCTACGCCAATTGTAAATAGGCCATCAATCTTTGTACGTATCTGTAAATCTATCTGGTCAAATATCTTCATCGTCTACCATTAACACCGTTGTATTTATCCAGTGCTGCCTTTACAACTCTACCAAGTTCATATGGATCTGTACCTACTCCTGCATTAATAGTTATGTTCATTCCGCTTGTTCCGCCTCCGCCTGCAAAGCTAAAGGATGGGCTAGCAACTCTGGCTGACATGGCGTCCATGCTGGTAACAGCTAACTTTTGGGCCCCATCAATACCGTTGGATAATCCCTGTACGATGTTCTTACCGTAGTCTGCAAACAGCTTGGAAGGTGAGCCAATTCTGAAGAGGCTCTTGAATGTATTTACAAGACCATTTCCAATTCCTTTGATTGCTTCCATTGGAAGGTTTGCTACAGATCTAATACCGTTTACAAGTCCGTAGATTATCTGCTTACCTATTCCAGTAAATCCTTCAATTAGATTTCCTAGAGCATCCTTGACTGAGTTAAATGCTCCAACTACTGCACCTCTTAAAGCTGATGCTCCTGATGCTATGGCGTTGCCTACATTCTTAAATGCATTTACTACGCTGTCCCAGTTCTTAATAAGAAGAACCACTGCAGCTATAACTAATCCAATTGCCACGATAAGTGGTGTGAATGGATTGATAAGAAGTGCTGCATTAAATATACCTTGGGCAATTGCTGCAGCCATTGCTGTGCTTCTCCAGAGTACGAAGAGGCTAACGATTGCTTCTATTGCTATAGCAAGTGGTGCTACCACTGCTCCTATTGCAAGGAGTGCTGCTGTGAATCCTGCTATCTTTAATACTAAATCTTGTGTCTTTGGGCTAAGTCCATCAAACCAATTTGTCAGTTTCTCAAGGATTGGTAGCAATGTATTACCAACCATATCTCTGAGCTTCTCCATGACATACTGCCATTTCTGATATGGAGTTAAATTGTCTAATGCTTTCTTCTGGTTCTCTGGGCTATTGATAATGTCCAATAAGAACTGGAGTCTTTCAGCAGAAGTCTTTAATTTATTAAACTGTTGTTCTTGTTCTGCTGTTAAATCTATACCAAGCTTCTGTACTTCTTGGGCTGTTATCTTGCCGTCTTTTAATGTCTTTGCCCATAGAGAGATTACTTCATCTAGAGGCTTGCCTGTAAGTAGAGCCAGGGTAGCTGAGGCTTCTACTACTGTTGGAACAAACTTATCAAATGCTGATGAGAATGATGACTTGAGCTTAACAAAGTAGTCAGCAATTTCTCCATCATCTACCTTAAACTTGCCAGAGATATCATTTACCTTTTTAGCAATGCTATCTATGTCTTTGCCGAATAAGTCTGCTAAACGCTTGAATGCTGCCTGATCATCAGATGCACCTTTAATTGCATCTGTTAGGAAGCTAAATCCTATCTGTGCACCAAATACTGATGCTAGTCCTCTGAATGCTCCGCTTACCTTTGAGACAGATGCTCCAAGGTTTGCTAATTGTGAGTTGGCTGTATTGACACCAGCTACCAGATTTTTTGTGTCAGCTAAAATATCAACCGTGATTTGATTAGCCATTATTCCTCCTCAACGCTCTGCTTATTGCAGAGAACTCTTCATTCGTGATCTCCCAAAACTGCTGTGGCGTATATCCTGTGGCTGCACAGAATCCGCCCATTAGATCTAGGAGTTGTTGGCTTTTGGGGCCTCTAAATCCTTTGCAAGAGATTCCATTTCTTCAATGCCCATCTCTTCAATTTGTGCCATAGTTAAACTTGGATTGGACTTTCTTCCAACCACATATGCAATTGCCATTGTGAGTTTAACCTTTGGGCAATCTTGCCACTCATCCATGTTGTAACCTGAGAGTTCTTCAACTTCTGCTAGGTCCTTCATCTTTAATTTACTTACGTCCATTTTGTGCCTCTAGCTTCCTGATATGTATTTGCGTTTTAGATCTTCTAAATTCGCATCAAACTGTTGTATTACAAAACCTATGTTGTCATAGGCCGCCTTACGTAAATATGATTGTCCTTCTATTCCTCTAGCTGGCCAACCGTATTCAATTACTCCTGCGTATGGAACTCTTGCTCCACCCGCCTTTAGCTGAACCTTCTGTACTGCTCTGTTTCCTCTGATTGTACTGGCCAGAGTACCACTTGATTTAGGGGCAATAGTTATAGCATCCTTTGCTACCTTTGAGCTGATATTAGCGTTAGCTTCCTTCAGATCATCAGTTGCACCAGCGTACTGCTTCAAGCTACGTGTAACTTCACGCAGTCCTTTGATCTTTACAACTGATGCCATAACTACTACCTTCCTAAACTTAAGCTGTTACTCGTACTGGCTTAGCATCAAGAATGATGTTAAGGTCGTATACGAAATATTCTCCAGCTGCTCCACCAATTGCTGGTAGAGTCTCACAGTAGCCTGTAGCTGTGAAATGTGGCTGGGTTGTTGTTGCTGTCTCATTGCCGTGTGGGGCGTATGTGATTGATAGAGTCTTTCCTGGGTTGTCATATAAATAGCTGTGAAGCGATGTAGATGCGAAATCCTGGAAGCCTACTACCTGGCAACGGAATGTTAATGAATCTTCGTAATCTCCGAAACCAAGTTCTCCAACTTCGTTTGTAAAGTTTACGTTTGAAACGCCACCTGAGTATTCAGTAGAATCTACTTCAAATACGATGGACTTTCCTCTTAAACGTGCCATGTTAATTTCCTCCTTGCATGTCTATTGAAATATTTAAAAATGTTGTTAAATAATTTGCATTATTTGCTTCTGTGATAAATGGCTTTTCCACCGCTAAGGTTGCACAGTCTGTGTGTTCCCAAATTACTGGAAGCAAGTCATCAATATATGTGTCTAAGGTTGTGGTCTCTTTGTCATTAGCACCAAACGGTACCATGAGTCTGATCTTCCAATTAGAAGTATAAACTGGGCCATACGCATCTTCAGTAAGTCTGATGAAATTAACATCAGGCTCAATCATTGCACATGGTGGTGTTGGTCTCTCAGGTAGGTAGGTATAGACGTTTGTTACCCCACCTAATATGAGAGCACTCTTAATCGTGTCCTTAGTATCTTGAATCATGCAAATCTCACCATATATCTATTTAGAAGAGGATACACTCCAACGAGTGGATCTCTAGCAATTCTGACAGGATTACCATCATATGTTGCATATTGAGTTACACCCATTGGAGCGTTCCTGCGATGATACAGTTCTGATCCAACTTCCATGTAAGCTCTCTTAAGAACCTGCGGAGGAATTTCAGCTGATTGAACATATGAGGCAATTAAGTCTCTAGCTATATTCCAGCAATCTTGAACGTATTCGTCATCCATATCGGATGCGTTTACGTAATCTTTTAAATCAGTCCAGTTCATCTTAATCTCCTATTAGTCTAGTGGATTTGCTACGTTTACAAATGCCTTTACATCTGGTGCTGCGATACCAAGGTATCCGTACACTGAGAATGCGTTTGTAAGGTTTGTGATTTCTTCCTTGTTTAGACGGAATGGTGCACCAGCTGATTCGTATGTTGTGAATGCTGCTGAGTTACCAATGTAGAACTTACCACCTGAAAGTGATGGGTCCATTACGATTGGAAGACCAAGGATGTTTCCTGTCATTCCAACTGGGTTGATTGAACCGAATGTGTTAACAGTTGCGCCAGCGTTTCCAAGAATTGGACGGCCTGCCTCATCTGTGATCTTTGCAAGAGCAATAAATACATCCTTAGATACGAGGATGAACTCAAGAGCACGACCTGTATCTTCGTTTACCTTACCTGCTGCTGTTGCTACTGCTTCAATAACTGCGTCTGCAGCCCATGCTGAAACTGATGCTGTGTTCATTGAACCAGCGTTTGTGTTGAGTGCTGCCTTAGCTGCGTTGTTTGTAACTGCTGCGTACTTAGCAACCATTGCACGGAATGCTGTGTCAACATAGTTAACAGATGAACGCTCAATTACCTGGCGTGACATATCTGTCCAACCACCGTATGTCTTGATTGGTGCTGTTGCTGATGTAAGAGTGATCTTACCGTATGCAAGCTCGTCAGCTTCTGCTGCCTGCTCTGCAATATCAACTGTGTTTGTTGCTAATACTGGGTATTCAACATTCATTCCGTCTGCTGGAAGTGCTGCTGAAGAAAGTACTGAGTATGTAGGACGACCTGCGTTGAGGATACGTACTGTATCTGAAACCCAAGCGTTCTTTAGGATTGAGTCATCAAGGACTCCGCCAGTAAATGTACGGTGAAGAGCAACTGCTTCTTCTTTACCTGCTGCTACTGACTTTACGAATTCACCGTATGAACGGTACTGTGGTGCTGATGCTGTTGCAACTGCTGGTGTAGAAAGAACATCTAGTCTACGCTCCAACGCAACTGCGTGGTCACGAACTTCAGCAATAGCTGCGTCGTAATCTGGTGTTGTGTTTTCCATTTTTATTTCCTCCTTGACTTCTTCTCTTACCTCAGTGACTGAGGCATTGGAGTACGCTGGGAAAGCGACTAAAGATACTTCCTTTAGATCAACCTTCTTACGAATAATAGTCTTGTTTAGTTTCTCGTCTTTTACTGGAACGAAACCTACAGAGAAGCTACGAATAGCTCCATCTTTGACGAGTTCAAGTGTTTCGTTGCCCAAAGCTGTATCAGAGACCTTTGCGGTGATCCATAGACCATCTTCTTCGTCTCTTAGCTCTGTGACCTTTCCGATGATTTCTTTATGATCACGGAAAAGTTTAACATCGGAATTTAGATCTACAGCGCCGCTTTCAAAGCGTTCTGACCATCCTCCACCAATGTCTATTGTGTCATTATACGGAACAGCGATGCCAGAAACTTCACGCTTCTCCATGTCTGTTGTTCGTATTTCAAATGAACGATTTTCCATTATTTTGTCTCCTTCTTCTTGCTACGAGTTGGAGCTGGTTCTGCTTGTTCTTCTTCTGGTGTCTCATTACCTATAGGAGCAGGAGTAGGCTGTTGAACAACCTCATCTCCACCAGACATTGGAAGCATACCTTCAAGTTCACGAACCTCATTAGGTGTCATGAATTTCTTGTCCAACGCAATAGCGTAAGATTGGAATCTGATTAATTGATTTGGGCGAAGGAACTGAGTTAAATTAAACTTAGCCTTTTGTCCTCTAGGCAATAGATCAGAAAGTGCTTGTTCTATACGTACGATGTACTGTTGTAGTCCATCATCATATAGTTTTGTACGGTCTTCATTTCCGTTGGTGTAGGTCATGCCTGCACCTTCCATAGAAAGACCTAAGAAGCTAGATGGAACACCAAACATTGTACAAATCTGTCGTGCAATGAACTTCTGGTTTTCCAAGAACTGTGCTTCTTCAGGATTAAGTGAGAGTGACTCATATGAAAGTCCTGAAGACAATACAGCAACGCTTCTTTGCTGTTGTGATTCAATGAATGCAGTTTTGTTTGCCTTAGCTACATCCTCTGATAAAAATTCTGTTGTTGTTAATGTTCCTGTTGGAACTGCCGCTCTACGGAACCAGTTGTCAGCATAATCCTGCAAGTCTAATGCAGCTCTGACAATATACTTATGTCTTTGTAGTGGGCCTTCACCAATTAAAGCATTTAGCTGAGCTTTATGCCATAATTTAATATGTACGATGTTTTCATTTGGTACGACATTGCCATTTACATGGTAATAAGTTTTACCGTTAACATCTTGATTTACCGCAACCTGCTCTGGGTGTAATACCTTAACATTTGCAATTCCTCTTGTTCCTCTTGTCACATA